TCTGCTTCGATTGTCTCCCCTGTCCCCAAAAATAATGAGGACGGGGTTGATAATTATATTGCAAGTGGATTTTATGGTCAATATGTAGATATTGAAGGTGCATATCGTTCTGAACACGAATTAATAAAGAGATATCGAGAAATGGCATTACATCCAGAGGCGGATGGTGCTATCGAAGATGTTGTAAATGAAGCAATTGTGAGTGATCTATATGATTCTCCTGTGGAAGTTGAACTATCAAATTTAAATGCCAGTGAAACTATAAAGAAAAAAATTAGAGAAGAGTTCAGATATATTAAAGAATTAATGGACTTTGATAAGAAGTCTCACGAAATTTTTAGAAATTGGTACATAGATGGTCGTTTATATTATCTAAAAGTCATTGATCAAAAGAATCCACAGGAAGGATTAAAGGATTTAAGATATATTGATCCGATGAAGATTAAATATGTTCGTCAGGAAAAGAAAAATACAGATCGTAATTTAGGAAATCTAAGAATATCTGGTAATAAAGGTGATGAAGCAGTACCAAATCCAAAGTTTGATGAGTATTACATCTATACAATGAAACCAAACTATCCGACTGGTATGGTTGCACAGGCAGGTAAAGGTTCAACAAAAATTGCAAAAGATGCAATAACATATTGCACATCAGGTTTAGTAGATCGAAATAAGAATCGTGTTCTTTCATATCTTCACAAAGCAATCAAAGCTTTGAATCAATTAAGAATGATTGAAGATAGTTTGGTTATCTATCGTTTATCAAGAGCACCAGAAAGAAGAATATTCTATATTGATGTTGGTAATTTACCGAAAGTAAAAGCAGAGCAATACCTTAGAGAGGTAATGAACCGCTATCGTAACAAGTTAGTTTACAACGCACAAACTGGTGAAGTTCGTGATGATCGTAAATTTATGAGTATGATGGAAGATTTTTGGTTGCCTAGAAGAGAAGGTGGTCGGGGAACTGAAATCACAACTTTACCAGGTGGGCAAAATCTTGGTGAACTTGCTGATATTGAATACTTCCAAAAGAAATTATATCGTGCATTAGGTATTCCAGAATCAAGAATTGCTGCAGAAGGTGGATTTAATTTAGGTCGTTCATCAGAAATATTAAGAGACGAACTTAAGTTTGCGAAGTTTGTGGGTCGTTTAAGAAAGAGATTTGCAAATATGTTCAATGATATTTTAAAAACACAGTTAATATTAAAGAACATTGTAACTCCAGAGGACTGGGAAAAGATGGAAGATCATATTCAATATGACTTCTTATATGATAATCAGTTCGCAGAACTTAAAGAAACTGAAATGATACAAGGTCGTTTAGGTAATCTCGCACAAATTGAACCTTATATTGGTAAGTATTATTCCACTGAATTTGTAAGAAAGAGAGTATTACGTCAGACAGATCAAGAAATTGAAGAGATTGATATGCAGATTGAAGATGAAATACAAAAAGGTATTATACCAAATCCTGCAGAAGTTGATCCAATAACTGGAGAACCAATACCATCAAATACTACACAAGAAGGTGAAGTTTTAGGAGACCAACCAGTTGACGAAGATGAGGATGAAGCTGCTGCTCCAATTGTAGACGCTCAGTATCAAAAAGATACTAAAATAGCCGAGATATAAATAAAAGATATTGCTATAAATTAATCTTATGGAAGAATTAGTGGATTTGATTGCGACTGACGCTAGTGCTAGTGATGTATCTGATAAAATAAAAGATGCATTAATGGCAAAAGCAGCTGCTCGTATTGATGCTTTTAGACCTGAAGTTGCTTCAACTGTCTTTGATGGTGAAGTACCAGAGGAAGAAGAAGTATCTGATGAACAACCAACTGAAGAGGAATCAGAATAATGAAACTTATCACAGAAGAAGTCTCACAAGTAAAATTTATCACTGAAGGTAAAGGGAAATCAAAACGTCTCTGTATCGAAGGTGTATTTCTTCAAGGTGGTATCAAAAATCGTAATGGTAGAATGTATCCTGTTGATATTCTTGAAAGAGAAGTTAACAGATATAATAAAACCTTCATCAAAGAAGGTAGAGCACTTGGTGAACTTGGTCATCCAGAAGGTCCTACAGTTAACTTAGATCGTGTATCTCACAAAATTACCTCGCTCGTAAGAGAGGGAAATAATTTTAGAGGAAAAGCGACTTTGCTTTCAACTCCAATGGGTAAGATTGCATCATCATTGCTAGATGAAGGAGTCAAACTTGGAGTATCTTCTCGTGGTGTTGGATCACTAAGAGAAAGTAATAATGGTTGTAAAATGGTTGGCGAAGACTTCCAATTAGCAACCGCTGCTGACATAGTAGCAGACCCTTCAGCTCCAGACGCTTTTGTGAATGGAATTATGGAAGGAAAAGAGTGGGTTTGGGAAGGTGGAACCCTTCGTGAAGAACTCGCAGAAAGAACTGAGAAGCGTATTAATACACTTGTCACCCAAAAAAGATTAGAGGAAAAGAAACTAAGTCTATTTCAGGACTTTCTAAATAACCTCTAAATATAAAAGATCTATAAATAAGTATAGATTCTTACGAATTTTAATAAAACCACGGTAACTTTTTACACTAAATGGAAAACATCGAAGAAAATGTAGTCACCAAAGGTGCAGCCAAAGCTGATCCAATGCCCGCATCAGGTGCACAAGTAGAGGACTTAGGTGGTCCTACACCAGAAAACTATAAACCTGATGACGATTCAGCGAAGCTGAAAGATCCTTCAGCAACACTTGCACAAGTCAAGGATGTTGTTAATGCCAAAGCTATGAAAGCAGAAGAGGCAGAAACAGAGGAGGAAGTTATCGAGGAAGAGGAAGCAACTACTGATGAAGTAGTCGCTGAAGAAGAGCTACTGATGAAGTAGTCGCTGAAGAAGAAACTTCTGAAGAAGAAGTCATCGAAGAAGAAGAGGAGAAAATCGACATCGAAGCTGATGTTGCTGCTCTAATCGAAGGTGAAGAACTTTCAGAAGAGTTCCAAAACAAAGCAAGAACTATCTTTGAAGGAGCAATCCGTTCTAAGGTTGGCGAAATCAAAGAAGAATTGCAGGAAGCATACGCTACTGCACTTGTCGAAGAACTCGACAAGATTAAGGAAGGATTAACTGAAAGAGTTGATTCTTACCTAGAGTATGTTGCTGACGAGTGGATGCAGGAAAATGCACTACAAGTTGAAGCAGGACTCAAAACAGAAATGACTGAATCCTTCCTAGAAGGTATGAAGTCACTTTTTGAAGAACATTATGTAACTATCCCTGAAGAAAAATACGATGTACTCAATAGCATGGTAGATAAACTTGATGAAATGGAATCAAAACTCAATGAGCAAATAGATCGTAACGTTGCTCTAAATCGTAGATTGGCAGAATCCAATGCAGACGGTATTTTTACTGCTGTAGCTGAAGGTCTTGCAGACACTCAGAAGGAAAAACTCGCTACTCTTGCCGAAAATGTTGAGTTTGAAAGTGATACAGACTATCGTGAGAAACTAGTTACATTGAAGGAATCTTATTTCCCAAGCAAAACTAGTGCTCCAAAGAGCACCTCTGAGAATTTATCAGAAGAGGTTTCAACAGATGAAGTAGCATCAGTAGATGTTGCTCCTAGAATGCAAGCCTATTTGGATATCTTATCCAGAGCTGCGAAGAAGTGAATTTAACATTTATTCAAACAATAAACCGTAAGAGGTAAATTTCAAATGCAAATGTATAACACAGAACATTTGCAGGAAAAGTGGGGACCTATCCTCGACTATGATGGAGTTGATCCAATCAAAGACGCTCATAGAAGAGCTACAACCGCTATCCTGTTAGAAAACCAAGAAAAAGAATTAAGAGAGGAAGCATCATTCCTTTCAGAACAGCCAACAGTTAACACTGGTTCAACAAGTAGTGCAGCAGGTTTCTCTGCTGGTGCAACTGCTGCAGGTCCTGTTGCAGGTTTCGACCCAGTATTAATCAGTCTAATTCGTCGTTCAATGCCTAACTTGGTGGCATACGATTTAGCTGGTGTACAACCTATGAATGGTCCTACTGGACTTATCTTCGCAATGAGATCCAGATTTAACAACCAGTCTGGTACAGAAGCACTATTCAACGAAGCAGATACAGCATTCTCTGGTCAGAATGAAGGTTTCGACCTAACATCTGGTTTCACTGCAACTGGTGCATCTAACGTTGGTTTAGGTACAACTGCTCAGAGTGGTTCAAATCCAGGATTACTTTCTGGTACTGCATCTCAAGCAAATGCTACTGACTACAACGTTGGTCAGGGTATGACAACAGATGCTGCTGAAGATTTAGGTACATCTGGAGATAACTTCAACGAGATGGCATTCTCAATCGAGAAAGTCACCGTGACTGCGAAGTCCAGAGCTCTAAAAGCAGAGTACAGTTTAGAACTAGCACAAGACCTTAAGGCAATCCACGGATTGAACGCTGAGGCTGAGTTAGCAAACATTCTATCAACTGCGATTCTTGCTGAAATCAACAGAGAAGTCATCAGAACAATCTATATGGTTGCTGAACAGGGTGCTGTTTCAAACACATCTACTGCAGGTAACTTTGATTTAGACGTTGACTCAAATGGAAGATGGTCTGTTGAGAAATTCAAAGGTCTACTATTCCAGATCGAAAGAGATGCTAACGCAATCGCACTAGAGACTCGTAGAGGAAAGGGTAACGTAATCATCACTTCTAGTGATGTTGCTTCTGCTCTTGCTATGGCGGGTGTTCTAGACTACTCTTCAG